GTCGATATCCTGCTTCTGACCACCGGTGAACTGAATTTCTTTGATGGTGCAACTCAGATCGAGGAAGGTTGCGGAATCCATCGTTTCTTTGGTGGCTGGCAGGGAGGAAATAAGGATCTTCGTCAGCTGCGATTTTTCATAAAGTGCAGACATAGTTGTCTCCATAAAAGTAAAAACCCGCCGAAGCGGGAGGTGGGTGTCTTTCTGAAAAGAAATTACTAAGTAAATCAATCATGCCTGGAATGCTGAGATTGTCAGCAACAAAGACCATTTCTCGAGTTTAATTGATGCCTGGTAAGTACATCTGTACTTCATCAACCACCCGCTCCCGCGCAGAAAGGAGGATTTTCTTTCTGCCGCCGACACCCCACTTCGCCATCTGGCTGGCGCACTGGCTTATCGCTTTAGTCTCAGTATTAATGATGTGATCTAATTTATTCAGGCGTGACATGGCACTGATGCCGAGGCGAACCACTGTTCTGAACACCTCATATACTTCAATCTCAAACTCAGGCTTAATCCAGGCTGCGTAGCGAATGGCCAGTAGCTCAACGCCCCACACTCCAGGTTCATCACCACCATTAACAACTCTAAGTGGTTGAATTTGTTCCAGAGTGCTTTTTTGCACTTTGGATTTAAGTGCCTTGATAAATCGCTTTACCTGAGCACTACGTAAAAACTGACTTGGACGCTGCTGCTCTGTAGCCTCTCCGTTTGCGACCGCCGCAGCATGGAGATCATTGAGGTTATAGCGTCCCTCGTCATCAACGCGAACGGAAACGCCGTTTACTGATACGGTTGGATATTTCATGAGATTTACCTATAGAAAGTGAGCCTGTCACACAGAGTCAGCAGCCCCGGAGTACAACTGACTCTCAGGCTCGCTTTCTGTAGGCTCCAGGATTATAACGTGCGCGTGTGAAGCGCGGTGTCAGAGGTAATAAAAAACCCGCCGGAGCGGGTTGTTCAGGGTTGGTTAACGTTTCAGGATGTGATCCGAAAATCGATCGTGGCGCGGTAAAGCCGGAAATCGGGTTCATAGCCTTGAATTTTCGTTATCTCAGTCGGAGCCAGGGACTTAACGGCCTCCAGCGCATGATCGCGAATGGATCTGGCTTCCTTAATGGTCAGTGAGTAAACATCGATCTGCACTGATGTGCTGGATTCCGCCTGGCCACACAGTACGTCAGCGGAAACATCATCGACGATGGAAAAGATAATCCAGGGTGGAGAGACAGACGGTTTCCCGTCACTACCTAATGGCGCAACATAGGGGTATACCCGTCCTTCTGCCAGGGAAGAAAGCAAGGCGTAGATATTATCTTCATTCACTTGCTCAATACCTCATCAATAGCCTGATTCATCCTGGCAATGGCGACGCTGGCGGCCTCTTCCTCGCGAGTATCGTAAGCGGGTCGCACAAACGGATGTGCAGGCATGTTCGCGGTGCCCAGCTCAACGAATCGCCAGTAGAATGCGTTACGCGCATTACTGGCCTTCATCGTATTGTCACTGTTACCGGTTCGAAGATTAACACCACGAATATGAACCCCTGAGGAAATCTCTCCCCGCTTTCGGCTACGCTGAGTGACCACCACAACGTTTTTCTTAAGCTTCCCTGTTCGCTCAGGTGCACGAGCGATCACTTCTTCCTTGAGCACTTCTGCCCCGGCACGTGTCGCATCACGCAGAACTTTGTTGTTTTCAGCCTTACTGAGCAGTTCTAAATCCCTGGCTAAGTCATTCAATCCTGAAAAATCGAGATTAATGTCAATCACTTCTCCACCCCCAGCTTGCAGAGAACCTCAAGCAGAACCCCTTTTGCATCCGGTATTGGGGGACCAACAACATTCAGGGTGTTCCCTTTAAATGGCCCTGTCGTAACCTTAATTCGGGAGGCTGCCGAAACATCATGCCGATACCGCATCCATACCCGTACTGTTGCCTCAGCTGTTTCAGCACCAGCTGCCACCAGCTCGCGCCCACTGATACCTTTAACTTCTGCCCGGGTGTTCGCCCCGTCCACCCATTCCTCTAACGGTTGCCCGGAAGAATCCCGCGTTGTCGTGAAGTTCTGGATGGTAATGAGATGCCGTAGTCTTCCAGCCTGCATGGACACCCCCTATAGAGATATGAAACGGTAAGGCTGAAGAAGGGATTCAAAACCGAACGGGAATGCAGTGACAATGTTTCCGACATTGACTTGCTCCCTATTTTCAAACCAGTGACCAACCAAAAGCATCAATGCAAGAAGGATATCATCGGCAATAATAAGCCCGTACGGGTCAGATTCCGGTACCTCGTCTTCATACAGCTTTCGGTTAATGAAATTCTCAGCCATACGCCTTGCGGCACCGTAATAGATCAACAGCAATTCGTCTTCCGTTGTATCGTCAGCATCAATCCGACATTGTCCCCGCAACTTTTCGATCATCGTATTCATGATTTTCCCTGGCCCGCAGAAAACTGCGGGCACAAAAAAACCGCTTACGCGGCATCGTTTACCAGTCGGAGTTCTTACGCCGCTTTACCAACCAGCGCTTTGATTGCAGCTACATCCTCCAGGATGCAGTCGAAACGATGGAAGGCCAGGAACGCGGTCTGATCGTATTCGGCGTAACGCTCAACCAGACGCTTCAGTGTCATATAAGTAATGCGACGAACAATGAAGCGATCAAAGTCCCCCAGGAAGACAAATTTCTTCCCTGCCCCAATACTGTCGATAGCCTGATCGATTACATAAGGGGTGTTAAGAATCGTGGCCGGAGTACCGCCAGCGATATCAGGCAGCCAGAGGGGACGGTTTTGACCATCTACCATCTCTTCGATTACCTGCAAAGTCGCGTCATTAAACGCCCAGCGGAATTTAGGTCCACCGCGATATGCCGGATCAATGGAATGCTTCAGCATGTTCATTTCTTTCCATGTGAATGCAGCTGCTGACGCGGTTGCCGTAGTGCCAGTAACCGATGCAACCAGGCCTTTCGGTTGTACCGGTGTCCCGGCACCGCTGCCCTGCACCAGATATTTTGCTTCACCACGTCCGATGCGTTGACCGATTCGGGAAGCCAGATAAGCTTCAATATCTACACCGCTATCCTGTAAAAGCTCATTGGATACACGGATGATTTTGGAGGACAGTTTTTTTGCACCCAGATTTGCAGATCCAAAGCTTGCATCTTCTTCCGATGCTTCGGTGTTTTCCCCCAGCAGCTCACCTTCTTCCGATGTGCCATCAGAGGTTGCCCAGGTAATATCCTGTCCGTTTGAGGTATTCAGGATTTGAGCCACACTGGCAATACCGCCGTAGGCTTTCATGGAATCAACGATTTTGTTCAGCATCTGAGTCGGAACGGTATACCCGCCTTTCGCATCGGGGGTAGTGCCCTGCGCACGTAGTTCTTTGACTGCCTGACGCTCTTCCGCAGAGAGTTCGCCAAAACCATGACGCAAAAATTTATCAAAAGCTGCCGCGCGGCGTTCGTCAGCTTTTACTGCCGGGTTTGCTAAATCGTTTTGTAAATTCTGTCGCTGTTCATCACCATTGTCGTCGATGTAAGTTTGGTCCTGGCGGCGAAGTTCGTCTTCACGGGCAATCCGCTCATCCAGACTATCCAGCTCAGATTTTGCCGCGTTCCACTGCGTCCGCTGCTCATCAGTCCAGGTGTTATCACCAATTTTATCGTGCAGTGCACGCATGTCGGTGGCGATGGTATTTCGTTTTTGCTTCAGTTCATGCAATTTCATGTTTTTTCCTTACGCGTTAATAAGAGTCAGCAGGCGCTCGCGCGCCATTCGTTGGTTAATGGCTTGCGCCAGCGCGCCACTGTCGCGCGCTTCCTGCCAGGCTTTCATGGAACGGATGCCAGAATCAGCCTCCTGGTACGCCGGATAGGTCACCGGACTTACATCAAAAAGGCGTGAAAAACGGTTAATCTCTCGAATGACAATCCCTTCATCATCCTGATACCAACTCTCTCCATCATGAGAGACTCGGAAGGCAAATGAGGACTGGTTGATATCTCCCCGCATCATAGGGGCCAGAACTAAATCGCGAATGGTCTGGGTGTCAGGGGCAGCAATGTCGTACCGAAGACCTTTGTCATCGACACTGACATTTAAAGTTCCTGAGGTACTACGCCCGAGAATAAAATTGGGGTCGTGATTAAACAGGCCGCGGATGTCGTCCCCCAACACATCGTCGAATGCACCGGGTTTTATAATCTCCCGAAACCCCCACAGGGGCTCTGAACGACTGTTAAACACCGATCCGTATCCGATAATCCGCATGGGTTGTTCACCCTGTTGTTCGGCACGGACCTCACCGCTGTAACAGCGAGTCTCGCGATCACTCATCGGGATTGTCCTCTTTGGTTTTGTTTTTCGTAAAATCATTAGCCGGGTTGGCGGCATTGACGCTTACAAGCATTTCATCCAGTCCATCGACTGGGTTCATGTCCTCGAAAGCGCGGGCTTCATTTCGACTCATCCAGCCGTCAGTGATCGCGAAGTGATAGAACTGAGCGCGTTCCTGGGGAGTTCCACGCAAAAGTCCAGTGAGGTTGAATCGAACGTAATAACCGGCAGCGAGTTCAGAACGGGTAAAAAGTCGGCGATTAAGCTCCTGCTCCCAGTTAGTCACCCATGGCATCATCGAGTAACGTACAAACTGAATCGCCTGCTGGGTAATATTGCTGAAAGTGGCTTTTTCCAGGTCGTTAATCATGTGAGCTGGAACGTTGAATAACCCTGCTATCATCGAACGGTTTAGCTTTGACATGTCGATAATCTGAGCATCAATCGGCGACACGGTGAGCGCTTTATAATCCAGGTCAGCAGGCAGCAACATGGTTTTATTTTCCTGACTGCGTAGTGCCTGAGATGCTTTCTTCCACTGTTCCTTTAGCCAGCCCCAGCTTTCTTTATTGAGCGCCCCTTTGACAGAAACGATCCCCGCTGGGCGTGCATTACCACTGAAAAAGCTCTCCGTGTATTTTTGCCCGCTCATGCCCATACCAATAGTTTCAGCATGTTGCATTACCGGGCTTAATCCCATTTTCTGATTATTCCCCAACGCACGGATGTGGATCATGTCATCAGGGCTGATTGCAAATGATCCCTCTTCGTTGTACAAGCCGTAGGTGTAACGCCCCCCGGTATTAATCAGGGTCGTCTCCCATGGCATACAACAATCAAGCGACACAACCTCTCCGCGACGACCACGCTTCACCCAGGTATATCCATTTCCCCAACCAAGAATGTGGCGTTGCTTCAGCTCTCGCCATTTATAGCTGGTCTGCCAGGTGTTCGGCTCATCATGAACCAGATAAAAAGCTGGGTGGTCCCGCGCGGGCTCAACTTTCCCGTTTTGCTTTCGCATGACATGCAGGGGCATCTGGGCAAGATTTGAGGACAAGACATAAATGCAGGCGTAAACAGCGGCCAGTTTCATGGCAGTTTCAGGACTGACATAAACGTCTGACCTGAACAATCCATCAGAATCAACTGCATCACCGCTTATTGGTGTAGCTGGATTCTCAAGTGATTCACTTCTGAATAGAGCATTAAGCAGCACGTTTCCCCCTTCTGGCCACCGCCAGGGCACCTGCCAGCATAAGGCCGCCTGAAAACATGAGAGCCAGGGCTAGACCAAATTGCAGGTAAACCCCAGACGTGAGCAGGCCAAAACCGACCAGCCCGATTACATCGGTTATGAGTGATTTCATAGAATTAGGAGGTCATCATCAGGATCAAGAGATGAAAGGAAATCGCCAGGTTCTTTAAGCATTGCCCGCCCGATTGCCATAATTAGCGCGACTGCGCCGTCGATTTTGTTTTCGTTCTGCTCTTTGATGGGCCTGACTACATCATCGTTACCTGGCAGATATTTCCCGACCACGTTACTGATACACCAGCTCATGATCGGGTTCCCATCATGATGGAAACGGCCAGACTCAATGGCAGCCTCAAGCTCCTTCATCGGGTCGGACATATTGGTATAGTTCTGGGTTATCGTGATGGGGTTGAGCTCTTCGTCAGCAAGATCATGTGAGAGACCTGTTGCCCCAAACGGATCTATAGGTGACTCGCTAACCGGGTTAAGCTTGTTCGCCGCCTTTGCTTCTTCAAGAATATAGCGGTAATCAACCTCTGCCCCATCCGTTACAGTCAATACTCCCAGTTCAACCCATTTCTGAAAGCGCTCGGCGGTACGGCGGTCTTCGTTTTTCTCAACACTATAAACAGTGTCATAGGGAACCCAGAATTTAGGAGCAACGCAGTAATAGTGAGTTTTCCCGTCAATCTCCCGCGTGAACAAACGCACCATGCTGTTCATATCCAGCTTTCGTGCCATATCAAAAGCCAGGACACATGGCTGCCCCTCAAATTGCTCAAGGGTAAGGGTTTCATCCTCGCAGCCTTGCCACGATACCAGGTTGAAATATGCCGCTCTTGCTGCAACCCAGATATTCAGGTGTTTCGTTTTAAATACACCTGCCTGGCGGGCATTATTCACAGCGCGTATTTGCTGGCTGAGCAGAAAATCACGATAGACAGACACCCCCATATTCGGGTTTGCCTTTTCCAGAACCTTAGGGTCCGTCCAGTCGTCGCCCTCATCCACTGTATAAATCACGCCAAACAGCTCTTCATTCGGGACTGTGCCATTTAGCATTTCGATCACTTCACGGCGCTTGTCATAACAAGGCCCTTCGATGTTATACCCTGCTGTCGTTATCGCCCACATCAAGGGCTGACGCCGTGCTCCCATACCTGTCAGCATGGTTGTATATAACGCATCCGTTGGATGTTCATGGTATTCGTCAACAATGGCGCAGTGTGGTGATGCCCCGTCACCAGGATTACCAATCAGCGGCTCAAAGCGTGCACCATCTTCTGGTCGGTTAAGGTTAGAGGCGTTTACTTCTATGCCGAACGCTTCCACCAGCAGAGGTGTGCGCTTGCACATCAGGCGTGCTGGTCTGAAAACTTCCCATGCCTGCTTCTCTGTCGTGGCACCGGAATATACCTCGGCCCCAAATTCGTTATCACAGGTGAAGCAGAACAACGCCACGCCAGCTGAAATTGCGGATTTACCGTTCTTACGCGGAATCTCAGTGTAGACCTCGCGGAACCGGCGGAGCTTAGTTCCTTTCTGTACCCAACCAAATGCACAACACACTATGAACAATTGCCACGGCTCCAGGGTGATCGGCATCCGTTTGAATGCCCACTCACCCTTTGTATGAGGCAAGAGTTGAATAAACTTCGCAGCTTTCTCCGCCATATCCTTGTCAAAGCGGTATCTGAATTTTCGGCTTTTTTCCCTGGCCATATCGTCAATATGACGCTGACAGGCATGAATGACATACTGACACGCCGGTATTTTCCTCCGCACAACGTTGCGGGCGTACTGGTTCGCGGCGTTAACGTTTGGGTACGATTTCCGGCTCATGAGTTAATCATCTTCAGGAAGGGGTTAGAGGTTTTCTTCTGTCCAGCGAGCCCGATCAGGCGTTGACGACTGCTTGGATCAAGACCAAGCATTGAACCGGTAGAGCTCATTTCCGATTCCTGTTCTTTCTTGGCTGTCAGTTCAGGGTTTTTAATTTTCCCGCCCATAGCGCCGAAGATAGAAAGTCCATCAGAGGCAATATTCTTAACGGCCCTGCGCCAGAATTCGTAAGCAACACACCAGCGTTCGAGTACAGCCAGGTCAGTTACGCAGAGCAGCCCCTGACCACATAACTCTTTTGTTGTTAGCTCCCACATAATCGCTGCGAGAGGGAGGTCGTCCTCTTCAAACCACTCCGGTGGTGCCACACCCTTAATCGGGGTAAACACCGGTTCGTCTTTATTCAGGGCTCGCTTTCCGGGGTTGCCAGCCAGCTCCTTGCGCGCCGTTGGCTTGGGTCGACGCCCGGAACGCCCCGCCGTTCCAGCCATAAGCGACACTCCTGGTTAAATTTCATTTTTCGCGGGTATAAAAAAACGACTGAGGCGGCGGTCCTTTGGGCGGCAGGCTACAGAGATTTGATCCCCCCCCCCCGCCTGAATGATAATTGATATCATTTGAATGCATATAGTTGCATTTGCAATCATCTCACTGTAATGGCAATCAGTATCATTTGATACGTTCGCGCCCTGTTTTGGTGCGGTGGCAGGGCCAGCAGAGGCTTTCGAGGTTAGAGTCATCATCAGTACCGCCGTGTGCCTTTGCCTTGATATGGTCAACCGTCTTTGCAGGCTCCACACGTCCACCACGCAGGCAGTTCTGGCAGATGTGTTTGTCGCGCGTTAACACTCGTGCGCGAATGATGTCCCACTTACTTCCATATCCTCGTTCATGTCGGCTCTTACCCTGCTGGTGCTGCTGCCAACCTTCATTGCGGTGCTTTTCGCAATATCCTGAACGGTCAGTGGTTGTGCCTGGGCAGCCACGCTTTCTGCACGCGCGTGGGATTAGTGCTGGCATCGCTCTATCCTCACTAGAATTGACTATTTGGTGATGCTGACTATCTGATCCCCAAGCGTTGCTGTTTCACGTATCTCCTGTACAACGTAGGAGGCGTGCTCGCGGCTTATGGCGTAGATGGTGAAAGAGAACTGACGTCCTTCATTATCTGAGAAGTTCACACTGAACGGATACCAGTCTTTACCTTCGTGATGAACGGACATTGGTATGTTTTTCATTATTTATCCTTTAGAAGGGATATTCAGTGCTTTATCCCTTAGAGGGGATAACCATTATCAAGCCCACCAGCAGGTGAGCTTTGTAATGGCCACTTAATCGTCGAGTTGTAACACGCCACGCTCAAGTGAATCTGAATACGCGATCAGACCAGAGTATTCAGGAATAATTTCACCATCATCTGTTTCTAACTCCGGGATTGTCCCCGTGGTGATGGTGTATTGAGGCGCGCCGTCTTCTTTTGCGAAATTAGCCAGGTCTTCGATTTGCTTAGCTGTGAGAACTACAGTCATGCTCTTTCCTCAGTAATTAAAGGCCCCGCTATTGCGAGGCTCTGGTTTCTTTCTGGCAGTTCGCCTGCCACGCTTTGTTATGCGCCAGGATGTCTTTCTTCGTCTGGCGATCCAGCACATCCCAGTCGTGATCCGTTCCGTAGATGGGTTTAACCCAGTCGCAAGCCGTGTCCACTACCTCAACCTTTACGGGTCCAGTTTGTGCGCAGCTCGCGATCAACATCGTCATCAGGCATGTGGTTAACAGTTTGCTGTACATTGCTGGCCTCTTTCGTTGTCTCTACCCTGCGTTCTGCTGCTGCAACCACTGCTGCTGCGTTATCTTCGGTGCGCTGCTGGTCGGCTTTCGCTTCCGCTTTGCTGGTTCCGCGTGAATGACCCAGGCCAAACGCGGCGGCAATAGCAGCAAACACCGCGACAACGAGTCCGGTAATTATCTCAAGCGTCATATAACCACCCGCTCCTTTACCCAGCCATAAACAAATGTTTCGTTCGCGCTACGCTGCTCTGCCAGCTCAAGATAACGCTGACCCTGGCTACAATTCAGGGCCCGAAGCATAACCAGCTCACCCTCTTTTCCGCGCCGGGAAAGATAGCTTTTTAACGCGCTGATGGTTCGCGGACCGATAAAGCCATCGGCAATCAGATCGGGATAGAGCGTGCCCTGAATGTTGAACACGTTCAGCCAGCGCTGAAACCATTTGGTCTGAACTGATGGGCCCATGTTTACGCCTGTGTCGCAGAGTTCGGCAGCGATGGCTGGTGATACCTCAGAAACAAGGTCGAAGCGTGGCCCTGTCCAGTAGTCGGCCGTCAGGATATCTAGCGCCTGCTGGCGGGTCAGGTTTCGCATATCCCCGAAAAATCCGTGGGCGCGAGCTACCGCTTGTGTGATCCCCCAGTTAGTTGGACCGCCCTTATCGTCAGGGTGATTAACGTAGCCGCCCTCTTTACCGAGGATGGCATTAAAAATTTCGTCTTTGGTCATGCGAATGCCTCAGGACGTCAATGATGCGTGCTACGTTTCCCCGAGCCCAGAGAACGGCGGCGCATATCAGGACGTTCACCAGCACCACAAACCAGTGGGATTCATGGTACAGGCCGAACAAATAACGGAAAGGGACGCTGGCGTATACCAGCACCGTGAAATACGCCATCAGCGATATCAGAGGGCGATGTCTCGCCCCGCCGCGCTGGTAGAACATCAGTGCAATAACGATCACAGCAGAGATAATTGCGTTTGCCATCGCACTCGGATCACTTGTTACCATTGCTGGCCCCTCCACCACGTAAACGCGAGAGAATTCCAAACAGGCTACCCAAATCCTGACTGTTGACGAACGTCAGCAGCTTAATAGCAATAGCGGCTACGATTACCGCGCCCAGCGCATCAAGTGGCCTGTCGCTATACCCCGTCCATTTGGAGAAGTAAGAGCCGAGCAGTGGCGCGCCGATAACGCCGAAGATGAATGAGGTGATGAAGTAGCCCACCAGCTTAAGGCGGCTGATATTAACCGCCGTAGCGACGTAGAACACCGCACCAGCGAATGCGCCAAACACCACACCGTAATCTATGCCGGTTGCCAGGCCGAACACGCTGGCCCCCATCAGACCACCAGCCGCTACTGTCGTGCCAGAAACAGGATCGGACATCTAGTCCCCCTCTTATTGCCGTGAATCCTCTCAGTGATGAGGGGAATAAAAAAAGCCCGCTTTTGAAGGCGGGCTAATGAGTGACTATTAGTAAGTAAGGTAGGTAGTCGTGAGTCTTGCTAACTGACCTGAGTGAGACAGTATCGGGCTGATTCACTATAGGTTCAGGAGAACCCCCAGAGAGGTAGGCGCATCTCACAACTCAAAGCGTAGCAGCAGATTACAAAACCATAAAAAAAGGCCTGCTTTTTATAGCAGGCTCTCAAGGAATTTGAAACTTATATTGTTATTGTCATGGTGCCGGGTGCCTCCCGGTGACTCAACCACAGTCAGCAAAGCCGCGCGCATACCTGCAGATAGCAGTTGACTGGAACGCCCTTTCGCTTAGAAAGGATTCACCACAATAATAAGTTACGACTAATCCATTGTAGCGGTCAATACATCATCGCCATGAGTCCTCTCAGAACGAGGGGAAACAAAAAAGGCCACCCATTGGCAGCCTTAGAAAAGCAAAAACCCCGCCGAGGCAGGGTTTCAATGATTAATTTCGTTTGGACGGTATCTTCCACGATTAGAAGCATACAGGACAGTTTTATGCAAAGTCAACACTAACGTGCAAAAAAGTGTCGCTATTTGTTCCGATCACATCAATAAGTTGTTGCCTTCTCAAATTCTAAAGCAGCATGACGCTCCCCCTGACGCAAAGTGTCCACCAGCATTTCATAGAAGGGTTTCCAGTTGCGTGACCATGAGGACTGATGAAGGTCCGGGAGACGCTTCAGAATGGCACGGTGTACCGTCGCCGAGGAGATAGCAGAGAAGCCATTACCAGAGCAACGTTCACACGTTTTGAAAACCGGTGCGCCGCGGTCTTTAGTCGCTTTGCGGTCTAGAACCTCGCCTTTACCGCCGCAACGACAACGGGCGCTGATCGTTCCCATGCCATCGCAAGCATCACAGACCGCCGGTACAACCTCTGTTACCTCCGTCCACCGCTCCCAGTCAGACGGTCGAACAGCACGAGAGCGGTTAGCCCAATATGGTGCTTTACCCCAGGGGTACGAAACCTTGCGGGTAATCTGCTCGCGGGTTGTTCGTCCGGTACCACTGCAGCTGTGACACGTCACGCTTGTAGCCGCCGAACGGGAGTAATCAGCAAAGGCAAATTGTGCCAGCATCTGCATACACCATCCGAAATGCCCACCAGCGGCTTTGCGAACATTCTTCGGTGCGACATCCATCGCATATCTCGCCAGCGCCTGAACTGCGATCTGTTCATCCGTTTTGCTGATTCCAGCTTTACCGAAAAACGCCGCCAGGCCGAAGCGCGCACGGCTGCTGGTGGTGCCAATCGCCGCCATTACATCTGTTCCTGTAAGGCGGTCCAGAGAAGTTCCCTTCACGTCGTCGCTGATGTGCACACCCTGAGGGCTAAAGTGTTTTAGTGATGCTTCCAACTTCATTGAATGGTTTCCCCCTTTTCAGCAGTGCCAAACCAGCCAGGGTGCGCCCACTGGACATCAGTCACTTTATCGCCGTTACCCCACAGCGTCAGAACACGCATAGCAACGTAGTGCATAAGGATTTTTTCATGCTCTCGCCACTCATCATCAGGAGTGTCTTCAACAAATTCAGCGATGGCGTCAGCAATAAGACCGAAACACTCAGGAAAATCACTATGACCGATTGCGATGTCTTTTGCCGTTTCCTGAAGCTCCATAAAACGCTGCTTGGTAAAGAGATACGACATTTCTCTAATTAGGCGATCCATTTTAATACCTCGTTGCGTTGGTGGCTTCCCACTCAATATCAAGTTCACTTTGCTGTTTGCCGGCCAAGTAATTGAAGGGCCCTTTATCACCCTCGATAAACTGGTGTGAGCGGGAATCAAAGTTAGCCCCTATGTCTCCGATCCAGCCTTCCCCTTCACGTTGTTTCAACAGGCGGATCATCGAAGCGGGCATTTGGATAGCAGTCTGTTCGTCCTTATCAAGGCTCTCATACCCCATTCTTTCAGCTTTGCGCTGCGCCAGTTCGCGCGGGATATTACGCCAGACGGCCATAACGTTGTCGGGCATGTCAGTTAAAGCGCCAGTGCCTTTAACATCCATTTTCCCTGTTGGTGCAGCTTCGTTTGTTTTTCTGGCATGCGTTACCAGCAGAACATGGCAGTTGTGCTCGTTTTTAAAGTCGCAGAGGGTATCGATAAATTCTTTTTGTCCACCGTAGTCCTCTTCATCGAGTCCACATTTTGCCAAGTTGTCGATAACGAAAAGATCGATTCCATAGCGGCGTCTGGCATAGGCAAATATTTCCAGCAGGCGATCGGCCTTGGCTGTTCCGGTGAGTTTGAACACCCAAAGACGATCAGAAAACCACTCGTTAGTCATGATGATTTCAGTACGTTCTGGGTTTTTTCTACAAATGGTTTGCCGGGTAAGACGAGCCAACATTTTCCCAGGCTTAAGCTCCAGCGAGGCAATGCATACCCGGACTCCCTGGCTCATGGCATTGACGGCGATATGTCCCACCAGCTCGGTTTTTCCGTGGCCGTTTACTCCGTTAACCAGCGTCAGCTCGCCGGCGCGGAATTTGAAATTACTGTTCAGCGAATCCCACGGGCTGGAAAATAATCCAACGTCTCGATGCTCGAACGCATCCAGTGTTTCCTGAAGGAGATCACCCGCAGAGCAGAGTTCATCAGGGTCAAAGAATTTAGCGGTCCCCAAGTAGTGCCAGATTTCATCCTCGCTCATCCCGGAGGTCAGGCATTCATTGATATCTTTGTGCGGCAGCTCTACCAGGCGGCAACGATGCTCCCCTAGACGACGAGCAATTTCTTTTGCGGCTTCGCGCCCTACATCATCGTTATCGAGGCTTAACCAAATTTCTTCGAATCGGTCGAGGTTGTGATACTCGTATTCGATCCATTGCTGTTTGGCCCCTTTTCCACCGCCGAACGGTACCGATAGAGCACTGATACCGAATTGCGAGTAGGTCATACAGTCAATCTCTCCTTCGCAAAGCACAACAGCGCGAGCTTTCGCGTCCATAGCCTGCCAGCCAAACAGACATGGCTCGCAATCAGCTTCAGCCATGATCAACTTTTTGCCATTTGGTCGTTCAGTGCCGATTCGCTTTACCTGCAAAAGCTCACCGTTGCGAAGATACGGAAACGCCACTGCCGGAATTTCGCGGTTTTCATCGTGGTACCAGACGACTGCGTCCGAAACACGGAATTGATCAGCTGTCTCTCGGGTGATGCCACGGGAAGAGAGGTAGTCGTAGCAATGGCTCGCCTTTTTAACGCCTTTTTTGGTTGGCCGTGAGAAGGTTTTTTTCTTCGCCTCGAAGTGGTTATCGTCGTCCTTCAGCCCAAGGAACTCTTTCGCTTCCCGCATAGCGTCGTGCAGCTGGCAGTTACGCACCAGCACCCAAAGATCAAGCAGGTCTCCGCTGTCGCCGCTTGCAAAATCTGCCCAAGTCTTCTTACCACCGAGATTAATTTTCAGGCTCTTACCGGCATCACCATTGGTATTACCAGCGCACCACTCCTTGCCCTCGAGGTGTCCTCGTGGAAGCAGGTATTTCGCAACTCTTTCGGCATTGTCCCACAATTTTTCAGATAACTCAGCAGGGGTCATCACACACTCCGTAAATCGAATTTTATAAAGCACATAGTCACGAATTCCTCACGCAAAAAGCCGCGGTTATAGCCAGCAACCAGTAGACGTTTGAGGATTCTTTTCATGGGCGGTTAGCTCCGCGCTTCATGCGGTCAATGGCTGCCTGGCTGATAAATACCTCAGCCGAACCGTCACTTGGTTTTGCGAACCAGGAAGCACCTGTCCCACCGATGGCGTTTGCGCTTGCGGATATCTGAGGAGCTCCATTTGGTTTTTCATCGTTCCAGCGCTCTCCGTTCAGGTATGACGCTGGCAGGAGTTTGTCGAACCCCATTTGCTGTGTTTTCACCCGGAGGCTGATATCTTCAGCCAGCATAACGGCGAAGTTCTCAGGCGTACCTCGGTTCGCTTTTTTCCAGTCGCGATATTTGGTCCTGAACGCTGACTTAGCCTTGACCTTGGCATCCTTTCTCAGACCTGCCCCCCAAAAAATATTTTCGAAAGCGACATCGACTGGATCTTGGCCTTCAGCATCATCTGATTCTGAATCAGGTTTTTCCTGTGAAGGTTTCCCTTTCGACTCGTCAGGTTTATCGCCATCAGTCCGATTCGAATCGGACAAATTAGTTTTATTCCTTTCCTCTTCCCTTCCCTTCCTTTCCCTTCCGTCAGTGAGTTCGCCGTGAGCACTCAGTGAGTCCTCAGTGTTAACTCCATTGCTTGCATGTGAATCATATGTTTGTTTTTCATCATCATTCACTGAACCATCCATGTAATTAGGTGCTGGTTTCCGTGAGCTATCAGCGACTTCTTCTGGAGTAGGTATTGTTGTTGCGGATGGTCGGTTAATTTTCTGGTGTTTAGAAAAACCATCAATGTGAATATATTCAACACCATTCACTGAATACTCACTGATTAACCCAGCCAGGCTAAGTTCTTTAATTAACGGCTCGCAGTCGATCATGTCCGCAGGGAAAATCTGCATCTTGATACGCTTCGGGGAGCGCACCAGATTGCCTTTGTCGTCGGCAAAATTGAACATTCCGATAAACATCAGGCGCGCCTCAAATGAGCATTCGACAATCTTCTCATCAGTCCAGAACTCAGGTTTAATTGTTCTAATGCGTGCCATCAATCACCCCTCCATCAGAACAAATAACCTCACTTACATCAGGCCTTGGCTGGAATTTGGCATCAACCAGGGATGCCTTGCGCGCATTGCAGGAATCACACAAACACTGCATGTTGTCTGGGTGGTGAGCCCCACCGTTACGTCGCGATACAATGTGATCTGCGACCAATTTAATGCGGTCTTGACTACCACAATGACGGCATTTGAAACCGTCGCGCCAAAGAACAAATTCGCGTAGTGCGCGATGGCAGGGTACGCGCATTTTCAGGCGACCTTTGATCGTGGGCACTTTCCATTTGTTGCCGTTCTGGTCTAACCAAAACTCAGACGACACCTTTCCGTAATCACGCATTTTGCGCCTCCGAGACCTTTGTAAAATATTGTTGGAACTTCCAGACAGGCTGCATGCATTCATGCGGATAATTCTGCCTGGTGAAATACACCTGCTGCTTATCCCGATTCCAGCCGGTGACATGCACAATCACACCGCGCGGATCGCGATAATCGATATCCAATGGCTTAACTAGGTTTTCGGTAGTGATTGGATGTGACATGTCACACCTCATTATTCTCAGGGGTGGGCTCTGTACCCTTTAGTTCTGGCCAGATGCGTTGCCAGTTTTCAGGGTTGAGCGACTGACGGCTTACAGCTCCTCCGCTTTGGATCTCAATTTGTACGCAAATTTCAGGACCAATCACTGAGCCGGTGCTCATAACCTTGCGCAAATAGTTGATTGTTGTCCCACAACTTTCCGCGAATGCTCTTTTTTGTTTTGGTGAAAGGCTAGCCATGTATCTCTTTAACGTTTCCATATGATGCCTCTGGATAAATCAACAGGATTGATATTACCCACAGGTAATACAATAATCAATACCCACAGGTAATTTACCAATAGGTAACAACTGATAGAATGAAAGCTATGGACAAATACGAGAAACGCCGCTTAAGGCTCATCCAGTTGCGGGATGAATACTGCAATGGCAACGCATCAGAACTCGCCAGGAAACTGGAGCGAGAGCCTTCCTACGTATCGCGAATGCTGTGGCCAGAAGGTAAGGCAGGCAGAAAACGAATCGCTGACGGGATGATAGAAGTAATCGAGAAGGCCTTTAATTTGCCAAGGGGATGGATGGATGAAATAGGCCTAGAAAATGCAAATGTTAGCTACGTAGGTCCATACAAACCCAGCAGATCTTATCCTGTTATAAGTAATGTTCAGGCCGGCGCATGGTGTGAAGCTGTGGAAGCCTATAGCTTAAAAGACATAGACATGTGGCTTGAATCTGATGCTCATGTACAAGGTGACGCTTTTTGGCTGAAGATTGAGGGTGACTCGATGACTTCACCCACAGGCCTTAGCATACCCGAAGGTACGTATGTTCTTTTTGACACAGGCCGGGAACCAATCAACGGGAGTCTAGTTATAGCTAAGCTTTACGACTCCAATGAGGCAACCTTTAAAAAACTTGTGCTCGACGGTGGAAAATCTTATCTGAAAGGTTTGAACCCACAGTGGCCCGTGGTGCCTATCAATGGTAATTGCCGCATTATAGGGGTTGCTATAGAAACTAAGATGCGACTCGTTTAGAAGCCTATGATCCTATACCTCAAACCCGGTTCATCCGGGTTTTTTTGTACCTGCAATCAAAAGCCAATCTGATAAAGAAATAAAAATCTATAACAATCATATAATTAGAAAATAAATCGCATTTTATTACCTGTAGGTATTGATTTACAATGTTACCTATAGGTATATTTCATTCATCGGCAAACAACGGAGCCAATGAGATGAAGAAATCTTCCCATCAAAATACAGGCGGTAAATATTTTAATATCCACGACAAGCTCAGAGCTACTAATGCTCACTGGTGTTATCTTTTTTCAGCCCAACCTCATGATGAAGGTTTTAATTACCAGTTCAGAACAACCTGTGTAGATGGGGTAGAGTTTGCGGTTTACGAGCGCATTGATAATAGTTTCGTGTTAGTTGATTTCTTCAAGTCATATGATGAAGCATGTGATGATGCAAAAAAAATAATCGATGATTACCCGGACGTTAAGCGGATGTTTTCCGCCAATCAATTAAGATATTAATTAATAACCCTGAGTTTAATTAACACCTTTACGGGTGAGGACAGACTCACCCTAAGGAAGTGAAAATGCATAATTTACTTAACCCAATAAATAAGCCAGTCGCTTATCCTTGTGAATTATTTGTTGATGAGAAAGGCAAGTACACACCTGGGAAAATTATGACTTGCCAGATGGGTGTGGATTCCATGCAGCCAACCATCCAGCCATGCGAACTGATCGCTTTCGCTGACTGTGGCGGAAAGGTTTCAGAGCCGGGTATTTATGTTTTTACCCGCGATATTTTCGGGCGACCATGCGTATTCGTTAAGCGTGTTGAGCCATTGCCTGACGGTGCTCTGGTGATAATTTCTGACAATCATCATTACGAGAACTTTACGCTTGATGCCGACGAGCAGAGCGATATGCAAGTGCATGGCCGGGTTATTGCCTCAATGACTATGAGGCGCTTCGTATGACTTTCATTATTGATAAATCGGCATATAGAACAGCATGCCTTTATGCGGCCTGCGGTTACGAGGTAATCGCTCGTCTTTATCTTAAAAAAGCATATGGTCGGTAATTATGAGCTTATTAAAAAGGCAAGACATTCAGGTTGTGAACATCAAAGCCGAGCAACTGGCTGGTTTATCGCAAACATTATTTGAATATCACGACAAACTGGACCATTTCCAACTTAAAACTATTTGCTCTCTTGTTTATGACATTGCTGGCGAAATTCATGATTGGACCGAAAAAGAAGAGGAAATTGTTATGAGCTTAGAGGAGGAGGCTCGCCGCAATGGATAAATTAATCGAGACATATCGCCGCCGAATTTTAAAAGCAGCGTTATTACGCCACCAGCGAAAAACGGGCAGTAACTGCCTTGTTATTAAGCTCAATAAAGGTGGCATTAACACGGTCGAGTTAACAGAGATTCTTCTCGATGGATTATTGAGAAAATTCGAAAGGCTTGCGATCAGTGAGTACGGGAATGTCGAAGGCGTAAAAGCTATCAAGGGAATTTACAGCAGCGCTGTTGATGTTAATGGCAGCGGTGAATTCCTTACGGATTGCGGGAAGGAATTAATCGACGAGCTCATTTCTGAGCTGGTTGAGTTCGTCAAAAAACAAAAAGTAGAGGCTCCGAAAACGGAGGGTCATGAAATGGGGGGATCTGATGGCACTGACAGCGATACGAATTCCTGAGTGGGTTCACCTCAAAGCAGCACACGTTTTAAGCCAGTTCAGAGCAAGGCGCATTCACCCCTGCCGTATGCACGGCTCCGGTAATTTGAGCCTCAAGGTTAACCACCGCTGGCGGCTACTCTCCCGCGATGGCGGCAAGAACTGGGAAGTAATGTCCCATGAGCGTTATTCAAAAGTTAAGGATCGGAAATGAACGATAAACGCACCGTAAGCACAATTGATCTGGCATTGCAGAAACACGATACGCCAGTTGGCCCGCTTTTCGTGGCAGTACGCCACGGACGCATTAAAAAATGCTTCACTCGAGACACAGCGATCCGCTATCTGGCGTTCTTCATGACCACCGAGGCTTTTGAGCGTTCAGGTTTTCCACAGCGTTACCCGCGGGTGCGTATTGATCGCGATGATATGGAGGTATGGCGAGACGGGGAAACAAAGGCGGAGTATCTGGCCGCCCACCAGCGTTGTATTCGCCGTCTGCGTCGTATCCTGGCGCGCAAGCGAGAAATGGAGAAATGGTGTGAAAAATGGGACGCAATGCACGAGCGCTACGTCAAAGAGGTGGATGCATTGCAAGCCATCAAACCAGCAGGAGTGTATTGATGGTTGATTCAACGTTTAACCCAGAGCCGACATCAACCGGCATCCGTTTTGGTAACCGCGTTATTGGCTATTCCGTTGCGGTTCGCCAGCTCGACAACGGTAATTATGACAAACGAATTCCGGATGGATTAGATCTGCTGGCTTGCATCATGGAAGCGATTGAAAGCGGCTGGTTTACCCCGGGCATCGAGAAAGAAATCATCATTTGGCGCTGGATGCTGGTTGCCGTCTTCATTGCCGAGGAGCAGGCAAAGAACGGCACGGTTGAGGTTGCCAACGATTCTGGAGGGTTTGATACCGCAGTTATCTACTCAGGCCAAAACGGTTCAATCAGTGTTTATCCCGCGCCAGAGCGGTTCGCACTCGCAAGCTATGTGGAAGGGTTAGCCATTGAGAAATACGGTCAGGAACTCGGCCAGCAGATGGCGCTGCGCATGTACCGGGACATGTTAGATACGGACGCTGAGAACGGGCTTCGACTCTCAAAAATGGGGCGGGAGGGTTTTAATCTCCTGCATGACAGCTTCATTGAACAGATTCAGAAAGAAGGTATGCCTGACATGCCGGTTATGCACTGAGGAGGACGAAAATGAACACTGTAACGATCAACAACAAACAGCTGCCGGCAGTCGAGTATCGCGGTCAGCGCGTTGTGACGCTAGCGATGATTGATGAAGTCCACCAGCGACCTGAAGGAACCGCTCGTGCTGCGTTTAACCGCAACCGTTCTCACTTTATCGAAGGGGTGGATTTTCTTGAAATGACTGCGGACGTAATACGTACGGAGTCACTTTCTGATGCCTTTGCCGCGCGCACTGCCAAAGGAATCATTCTTTTCGAGTCTGGTTACCTGATGCTGACGAAGCCGTTTAACGATGATCTTGCCTGGCAGGTTCAGCGCGAACTGGTTAACAGCTATTTCCGCACTCGCGCGCCGATGACGGAAATCGAAATGATCGCAGCAATGGCCGCCGACGCCGTTCGCCAGCAAAAGCGCCTGAATCATGTTGAAGAGCAGATCGAAACGGTCACAGAAGCTGTGGAGAACATCAAACGCGGGACCATGCGCGCCGGTTATGTCGGTTACCGCCAGGTGGTCGCCAAAAGCGGCATGACTGATGCCAAGTGCAGGAATCTGGTCAATGCTTATCGCATCCCCACCGACACCCACGAATTCATGACACCAGACGGTCTCCTTTCTCGCCGGGCCATTGTGGAGTTTGAGCCGTTCATGAAGGCATTCCGCCAGATGATGTCTGAAGCTGAACCGCGCGGCACACGCTGGTATCACCCAAAGATGGGGCTGTTTCAGGCTATCGGGTGGGAGGGTAAAGCATGATCATCCAGTCGAAACTTATCCGCGCTGCTCTGGTGTGCGCTGCCAAAAACGATGTCCGTTACTACCTGAACGGGGTGCATATCACTCCGAAATATATCGAGGCAACTAACGGGCATGTCGCGTTGCGCATGGAGCACGGCATCCGGACGAAGAAAAACGTCATCGTCCAGTTTGAAGGGCCGGTTCCGGCGAAAGCGGAAACCACTGAACTGGTATTCAACAAAGAAGCCTTTGCCATTCACCGGGACGCATTCGAGCGCCGGATTTCGATCACCGGTATCAGGCTGGTTGATGGTCGGTTTCCAGACCTGGAGCGTGTCATTCCGAAAGAAGTGGATTTCGGCATCAGTCCGGTTATCCAGGCTGAATACCTCGGTTATCCGGAGAAGATGTTTGGGCGCGAGAGGAAGTTTATTCCCGTTCAGTTACGCCCTTCCATTGAGCATGGCGCGGTACGCATTCAGTTCGATCCGGTTATCGACGCCACATACGGTAACCCTGAGTTCGTTGTGATGCCATGCCGTGATGACGCATTCAAAGTTGTTAGGGAGCATCTGGCATGAAAATCCAATACCAGGACTACGGCGCCGCGGCGAACATAGAGATCACCAGTACCGTGTTTGAGTTCCGTAAGCATAACCGGGTGGTGGATGCCACCTTGCTCTGCACGCCAGGCATCATTGAAACCCGTAGCGGCGTGCTTTTCATGAAGTCAGTTTTGTCCGGTAAATCCCGCTATATGTTGCGGGCCTACAAAACCGTACAGCGGGAGGCTAAGCGATGAAGCCATTTCTCCTGGCCATGCTGTTTGGCCTGCTGCTGGTGGCCGTCGTGTTCGGCGCGCTGATTGAATATAAGTTTTTGGTGAGGTAGCGAGGCGCTCCATGAATAAGCCAATTTCAGAAATTATTAAGCGTTGGACCCGTCTGGCAACGGAGGCCAAGCAGTTGGGGCTTACCACCATCCCTATCGACCCGGAAAATATGTTGATGGTGCTGGGTGTAATGCCGGACAGTTCGGCGGACTTTTCCGCCGATTACCAGAATGACTATCAGGCTGCGATCGACATTCTGCGCAAGAGAGCGGCCAGAGAACTTGATGGCGGTTTTAGAGCGCACCACAACGCACTTATCTATGCGGCAAATGAACTGGAAAATGCCCAGGCATTTGGGCGGGAGGTCGGTCATGAGTCTTGATTGCTTACCACTTTCAACCTACTGCCGGGACGCCGGAGAAACGGTTGAAGCCGTTAACAAACGGATACAAAGGGGGTTATGGAAAGAGGGTGTCCATGTATTAAAAGTCGATGGCGTTAAAGAACGCTGGATAGACTTAACGGAGGTTTCAAAGTGGGCAAGAAAGAACAAGGATCATTATCTCTCCCAAGAGGAGTAACCATTCGCCAGCATAAAACTGGCGATACCCTGGTGATCACATTCACCTACAAGGGGGTTCTCTGCCGGGAGCCCCTTTCCAGAATGGAAGCAAACGCGCGCGGCGTGAAGTATGCCGAGCGCCTGCTTGGGGAGATACAGAACCAGATCGCCGGCGGCACATTCGATTATGCGAAATACTTCCCCACCTCCAAAAAACTGGAGCTGTTCGGGGTAGTGAAGAAAACCAAAAATATTAAGTCCTACCTGGACGAGTATCTGAAAATCTGCCAGAACCGCAACCTTTCGCCGTCCACTATTGGCGGTTATGAAAAGTGCCTGTCTGCGCTATCTGCGCTGCACAAAATGCATGTATCGGAACTGACCCCTGCAGTCCTCAAAAACTGGATCGCCAGCAGAAAAACAAAGCTGAAAACGATCAGGAATAACCTCTCGTTTCTGCGCAGCGCCATAGATGAAGCGGTGACAGACGGCCTGCTGACTATAAACCCGGTAACCCTTGTCAGCGCGAGTCGGTACCACGTGATCGACAGCAGCCCGAATAGTGACGATTACGAAGTTGATCCGTTCACACCAGCGGAAATCAGCGCTATTTACCAGAGCTGCAGATACCAAGAGTGGGAAAACCTGTTCCGTTTCGCATTCAATACGGGTTTACGCAGCTCTGAGCTGTGTGCGTTGCGCTGGCCTGATCTCGACAATATCGCTAAAACAGCTCACGTTCAGGCGGCAAGTGTTGTTGGCGTTCTGAAAGGTACCAAAACAAAAGCCGGTACCCGTAAAGTAGAATTAAACAGCGAGGCGCTGGCCGCGCTGCAGGCGCAGAAACAATTCACTTTCATGAAAAGCGAGTTTATTTTCAGCGACCCTAAAACGGGAGAGCCCTGGGCGAACGCCGACGCAATACGAAAAAAAGCATGGGTGCCAACCCTCAAAAAAGCTGGCGTTCGATACCGTAACCCGTACCAGACCCGCCACACATTCGCCACCAGACACATTAGCCAGGGCATTAACCTTTTCTGGCTAGCCGGGCAGATGGGGCATAAAGGGCCGGAAATGCTGTTCCGCAATTACGGTAAATACCTGGCTGAATACGACGGGAAAACCGCCATTTCAGCAGCTCTGTAGCGTGGTGATTATTTCAAAATGTTGGACGGAATCAGGACGTTAGAGGGACCACGATATGCACGTAAAATGCACTTGAGACCTTTCAAAAAAGACAAAACATTAATATTCAATAGGTTAAGCATTATTCGGACACGGGTTCAACTCCCGCCAGCTCCACCAATTTTTGATATATTGAAGTTCAGTGAAGTCTATCAAGCCCGCATGGAACCAGCCTTGCGGGCTTTTTTACGTCTATAGTAGTCTACCAAGAATTGCTAGAATCTACTCGTTATGGCACCCTTTTTGGGACCCAACACAAAGGGTCCAAAACATGAGGGTCCCAAACATGGCAAAAATCGCTAAGAAGCTCACTGACACTGAAATCAAAAGCACCAAACCTGCCGAGAAAGAGGTTAACCTTTTTGACGGCGATGGTTTGCTCCTGCGAATCGCCCCCTTGGCGAAGGGAGGAAAGAAAAATTGGTATTTCAGATATGCAGTGCCTGTGACCAAAAAGCGAACTAAGGTGAGCTTAGGAACCTATCCTCACCTTACACTTGCGAAGGCACGAGCTTTACGTGATGAGTATTTGTCGTTGCTTGCAAATGGTATAGACCCACAAGTTCATAACACCCACAAAGCCAATGCCCTTAAGGATGCCACGGAACATACATTTCAAGCAGTAGCCAAGAAGTGGCTTGATGAGAAAGTCAAAACGTCAGGCATCTCCCAGGATCATGCTAACGACATCTGGCGAAGCCTAGAGAGAAATATCTTTCCAACGTTGGGTGATACCCCCATTAAGGAGATTCGCCCTAAAATGCTTAAACAGCATTTAGAACCTATAGAAAAACGAGGTGTCCTTGAAACACTTCGCCGCATCATATCCCGCCTGAATGAAATTTTCCGCTATGCAGCAACAGAAGAACTCATAGAATTCAATCCGGCTGACAACCTGGGGCAACGGTTCAGCAAGCCAAAAAAACAGAATATGCCAGCATTATCCCCTTCCGAACTCCCCCGCTTCCTGGTTGCTCTAAACAATGCTTCTGTCCGTTTAGAAACAAGGCTACTGATTGAGTGGCAACTTCTCACATGGGTTCGCCCTGGTGAAGCTGTTCGCACAAGATGGTCAGATATTGATATAGAAACCGGCATGTGGAACATCCCGGCGGAGTTTATGAAAATGAAGAAACCTCACAAAGTTCCACTGAGCAAAGAAGCTTTGCGAGTCTTGGATTCAATGAAAGCCATCAGCGGGCATAGAGAGTGGGTTTTTCCCAGTATCAAAGCTCCACTCAATCACATGCATGAACAAACAGCTAATGCGGCTATAATCCGTATGGGCTTCGGAGGTGAGCTTGTAGCTCATGGTATGCGATCAATCGCCAGAACGGCTGCTGAGGAGTGTGGCAAGTTTAGAACTGATGTCTTAGAAGCCGCCCTTGCCCACTCGAAAAAAGATGAAATAATTGCAGCCTACAATCGTGCAGAGTATCTCACAGAACGTGTGGTTCTCATGCAATGGTGGAGTGACTATGTTTCGTCTCAAAAATACAAAGTTATTGCCGCATAACTCTTCGATGATGGGTTAACTATCTTGATTTATTTGAAGAATTAATGATCACACCATTAACCTATGTGGACTAAGCATAGCCATTTACAAATGGTTACCTTGAGGCCAAATAACAAAAGCTGTCGGTCATATCAACTAAATAATTCACATCTCTTCTCGATTATCATACACCTCGAAGATCTACCAAATTCGCTCTAATCAATGATAAAACAGTTGAATTCGGTTAAAATTTGATCAATTTTATCCTCTACATTGTATTGAATCATCCATGAGGTTTCGTGCATGGCTAGAGAAAATGATAAAAATCATAGAGTTAGGGTCGCAAAGTACTTGAGGATGTCTACCGACCATCAGCAATATTCTTTACATAATCAGTCCGAATATATCAAAGATTATGCTGAAAAGAACAATATGGAAATCGCTTATACCTACGATGATGCAGGTAAGAGCGGAGTCAGTATCGTAGGCAGGCATTCTTTGCAGCAGTTACTTAGCGATGTAGAACAAAAGAAAATAGATATTCAGGCTGTATTATTTTATGATGTGAGCCGTTTTGGTCGTTTTCAAAATAGTGATGAAGCTGCATATTATTCCTTTCTATTTGAGAGAAATGGTGTAGATCTTATATATTGTTCCGAACCTATACCCACTAAAGATTTCCCTTTAGAGTCCTCTGTTATACTGAATATAAAAAGATCTAGTGCTGCATATCACAGCAGGAATTTATCTGAAAAGGTATTTATAGGGCAAGTAAATTTAATAAAGCTTGGTTATCATCAAGGCGGTATGGCTGGTTATGGGCTGAGACGTCTTTTAGTAGACGAAAATGGCATAGCTAAAGAAATATTGAGTTTCCGCAAAAGAAAGAGTATTCAAACAGATAGGGTAATATTAATTCCGGGACCAAAAAATGAAATAAAAATTGTAAATAGAATCTATGATCTCTTTATAGATAATAATGTGCCAGAATTTATTATTGCTGAGAGATTAAATGAACAGAACATACCTGCAGAAAATGGAACATTATGGACTCGTGCAAAAATACATCAAATTTTGACAAATGAAAAATATATTGGAAACAATATATATAACAAAACCTCATCTAAACTAAAAAGTAGGCTTGTAAAAAACCCCAAACATGAATGGGTTAGATGTGACAAGGCATATAAACCTATTATTTCAAAGAAAAAATATAATAAAGCTCAAGAAATAATTCAGCTCCGATCCATTCATTTGACTAATGAAGATCTATTAGAAAAACTAAAACAAAAATTAGAATCTAATGGAAAACTATCAGGCTTTATCATTGATGAAGATGATACAGGCCCTTCATCTTCTGTTTATAGAACCCGATTTGGTGGTCTTTTAAGAGCATATACTTTGATTGGTTATAAGCCAGATCATGATTACAGCTATCTCAAAATAAATGAAGCACTAAGATCATTTTACTCAGAGATAATTGAGGATTTTAAGGGTGAAATTTTAAAAAGTAACTGTCATATAGACGAGTATAAATATGCCCCAATGCTTTACATCAATGATGAGTTTTTAATTTCCGTCCTTGTTACTAAATGCATACATATGAAATCAGGTAAACTTAGATGGAAAGTCCGGTTTGATAACTCACAGAAAGCAGACATAACAATTGTTATACGAATGAATTCACAAAATATTTCACCTCTTGATTTTTATATCATACCAAAGATTGAAAACGAATATAGTAAAATGTGCATGACGGAAACAAACAACATTCGATTAGATCTCTATAGATTTGATAATCTTGATAAACTTCTACAAATTATTACTCGCATGAAAGTGAGGGAACTATATGCTGCCTGAAAAAAATGAATTCCCAATAATTCAAATTGAGATTGCAAAAATAAAATTTCTTAACCCACGGACAAGAAATAAGGTAGTGCATGAAGAAATAAAGGAAAGCATAAAAAAAAGAGGGTTAAGCAAGCCTATAAGCGTAAGAGCTATTGATGAAGACGATTTCAAATATGCTTTAATTTGTGGTCAAGGGAGAATAGAGGCTCTCGTTGCATTAGGTGAAACTATTATTCCAGCAATTGTAAGAGATGTATCAGAAGAAGATGCTTACGTTATGAGTTTAGTTGAAAACATTGCAAGGAGAAGACCACGTTCTAATGAGTTATTACAGGTGATTAAAGACATGAAAATCAGAGGGCTTTCAGACTCCGAAATAAGTGAGATTACTGGATATTCATCGAACTGGGTAAGCAGTATTAATATGCTACTTGATAAGGGAGAGCATAAACTTCTCTCAGCAGTCGAACGGGGTAATTTGCCTCTGTATCTTGCAGTGCAATTTGCAAGATGTGAAACTGAGGAAGCACAAGATATTCTTACCGAAGCATATGATAAAAAATTAATAAAAAGTCGGGACATTATAAAGATAAAACACATTCTAAATCAAAGAACAGTTGGGAATAAAGGTGCAAAAGCAGCCGGATTTTATTATCACAAACCATCAAAAAGGATGACTGCAGAGGAGTTGATTGAGCTTTATGAAAATAGTATCGCTGAACATAAATCTGTTTATAACAACTCAAAATTCATAAAAACCAATCTACTAATAGTAAATGAGATTTTTAACATCATAATGATGAATAAAAGCTTTCAACATATACTTGAACAAGAGAATCTTTCAGAACTACCATCTCAGATATTAAACCCAGTAAACAAAGAGGTATCAAAATGATTAAGATACGTTTTGGCGATAATTTTATTTACCTGGAAACTAATAAGTTAATTCCATCTAAGGAATTATTAGAAAACGTAAAGCGAAGCCATAAATACCATCAAATAGTTACCTCCATCGAAAGCTTAGGTATTATTGAACCAATAATAGTGTTCTATGACAAAGATAAAGATGTCACTAAGATACTTGATGGCCATTTAAGGGTTGAGGCTTTAAAAGACTTAGGTATAGAAAAAGCTCCATGTATACTTTCGAGCATAGATGATGCTTTCACTCCTAACAAACAAGTGAATCATATAAATGTAGTTGAAGAACATAGAATGATAATTAAGTCTCTGGCAAAAGTATCAATTGAAAAACTTAGTGCTGCTTTGGGCATATCTGTTGATGCCATAAAAGATAAAGCTAATGTGATGAACGGCATAGATCCAAGTGTAATTGCGAAACTTTCTGATAAACCTATACCTAAGGCTACATTTGACGTTTTGAGGAAAATGAAGCCAATTCGCCAAATTGAAGCAGTCGGTACAATGATTAATTTTGATAATTATAGTAAAAAATTTGCAATGAGCATCTTGGATGCAACACCGGCATCGATGATAGTAAATAAAGGGAAAAACACTCCCTATAAAAAGGATATAAAAAAAACCATACTTCGTCTGGAACAAGAAATGGCAACAACTTCGGAAGAAACGAAAAAGCTTCAAACCGAGTATGGTTCAGATATGTTGAAATTCGTTATAATCCAGTCATATATTAATAAATTACTTGGCAACTCTAAAGTTCTTCATTGGTTCTTAGAAAACGAGGTTGATTATCTTAATGAGTTAAAAAGAATTTCTAGAATAAATTCTTTGGATGATAAGACTCTTACTGAAAACAGCAAATCATAGTCATGGTTTTATATAGCCTAAATAAACCAAGAAATATACTTACACAACGACCTTCACGCCGGAGAAGCTGTCAGATACGCCAGCAACCAAAGCATTACGTTTAAGTGTCAGTCATTTATACGAAGGGATAACTGCGCCGGACATTGAGTCGAATAAAGGCTGGTAGAGAGGGACAGTTCTGTGTCACCGGGAGATTAGTCAGAAACATCAGCGGCAGAACATATGAACCAGCAATTGGTAGTGCACAGAAAACTCTCCAGTATTTAATTATTCAACTTAACACTAAAAAATTCACATAGTTAATATCATAATTTTTCTTTGGTCTACGTATGCGAGAGACATTGTGGCTTTAACCAGGTATTAGGAGTCGTTTCAGATAAAAGATGTTCTTCGATTCGACTGGACTTGGTAATAGCAATAAGAAATCGTTAATATTGAAGGACGAAAGGCTACTTCAAAACAAAGTAACCTTTCCAATATCCCAATATATGGGACAAGTGGTACATTAACTGCACATAGTGCAGGATACATATGACATAAAACTTTTTATTTATGGCATACATTATAAATAACTTGTATTTTATGAATGTCAATAGGTTCTTTAAAATAATTAAATTGATTGTTTTTATTATAGCTTCGCTTGTACAAGCGAAGATCCTATTGTTCTTGAATGAATAATGCAAATTATAAGAGAAGCAAGGGCTAACTCTGCGAAGCCGCTGCGCTTGCTTCTTCGAGCTCCCCTTGCTTTTCTGCCCTTCGGTTAGAAAAGAAACCAAACCGCTACCAACCTTGAACATCTATATTTTTGAATAGATAAACACCCACCTTAACTACCACTATCAAAAATAGAAAAATCATCTTACAAATGACCCCACACACATCATTTTAGATTGCGACCTTATTAAATTAAAAATTTAACCTTAGATGGAATTTAATGTACAAGGAATGTCTTAATGTAACGGAGAATTTTAAACATTAAAAATTATAGATATGGTTTGTCATAGTCTGTACATCTATTCACCCCATGCATATGCACTAAGAAAGATTTTTTGAATAATGGAGTTGCCCCAGCTAAAACGGACACGGCTAATTAACTGCTAATATGGCATCAAGATATTCGCGTGGCGATTTCATGTTCAACCCCTTGTGTGGATGCAGATTATTATAATCCTCTATCCATTCTGCCATTTTGTCCATCACTGAGACTGCATCCGGCAGATCATTTACTTACACGTAATCCCGCTTGAACGTCTTTACAAACGATTCTTCCATGCCGTTACTTTACGGATGCGTACTGGTGTAGTACACACGATGAACCCCAGTGAACTGGCGAATGTGCGCGTGGCGTCGGCTATGCAGCAATTATGCCAATGACAGTGGCTCCATTGACGGCAATGACCTGCTACAATCCCGCTACAATGCACTTACTCCATGAGTCATTGCACTTGCTGAGCTAAACAAACACACTAAAACCAGATAATAATTAATCGCTGTATAAGCTCGTAACAAGCGGAACTTTAAGGCAAAATAGGGCCATCTTCCCCCTTCATAAGGTTACGCTAATGGCCAGAAAACCTAAAGAAATCAAAACAGACCCGTTAGAGGTCATCCTGTGGAAAGCGGCTGACAAGCTACGTAAGAACATTGATGCAGCCGAGTACAAGCATGTCGTGCTGGGCCTGATTTTCCTTAAGTATATTTCTGATTCTTTTGAATCTCATTATGAGTTGCTGAAGGCTGGTGAAGGCGAGTTCGCAGGCGCTGACCCGGAAGATAAAGACGAGTACACCGCTTACAACATTTTCTTTGTCCCTGAGCTTGCACGCTGGAACTATCTAATATCTAAGGCAAAGCTACCCGAAATCGGTAAGCTGGTTGATGATGCTATGGAGCTTATCGAAGCGGGTAACCCACAGCTAAAAGGTGTGCTGCCGAAAGTCTACGCTCGCCAGAACCTCGACGCAACTGTGCTGGGTGAACTGATAGATCTGATTGGCAACATTGCACTGGGAGATGCCAAAGCGCGTTCTGCTGATGTATTAGGCCACGTATTCGAATACTTCCTTGGTGAATTTGCACTGGCAGAAGGTAAACAAGGTGGTCAGTTCTATACACCAAAATCCATTGTAAGCCTGCTTGTTAACATGCTTGAACCTTATAAAGGCCGTGTCTTTGACCCTTGCTGCGGTTCCGGTGGTATGTTCGTTCAGTCAGAAAAATTTGTTGAAGCGCATCAGGGAAATATTGACGATATTTCGATTTACGGTCAGGAATCCAACCAGACCACTTGGCGTCTGGCAAAAATGAACCTGGCTATCCGGGGTATCAATTCAGAACACGTCCGCTGGAACAGTGAAGGCTCATTCCTTAACGATGCCCACAAAGATCTAAAATCTGATTTTATCATTGCCAATCCACCGTTTAACGTGTCTGACTGGTCCGGTGAGCAGCTTCGTGGCGATGCCCGTTGGCAATACGGTATCCCACCTACCGGGAATGCTAACTTTGCCTGGATGCAGCATTTTCTGTATCACCTGTCGCCAAAAGGTCAGGCTGGTGTTGTACTGGCAAAAGGGGCTTTAACATCTAAAAGTTCTGGTGAAGGTGATATCCGTGCCGCACTGGTAAAAGATGCCAATGTTATTGACTGTATCGTTAACTTACCTGCAAAACTGTTCTTGAACACCCAGATCCCCGCCGCTCTATGGTTTATGCGTCGAGATCGTGTAAACAGCAGCCACTATCGTGATCGCAGTAAAGAAATTCTGTTTATTGATGCCCGTAACTTAGGCCATTTAATTAATCGTCGAACCAAAGTCCTGTCTGACTACGATATTAAAACCATAGCCGATACCTACCATAACTGGCGTAACAAAGGTGGCGACTACGAAGATGTGGCTGGTTTCTGTGCGTCAGTAGACATTGATGAAGTTGCTAAACTCGATTATGTGCTGACTCCGGGTCGTTATGTCGGCCTTGCTGATGAAGAAGACGATTTCGACTTCAAAGAACGTTTTACGACCCTTAAAGCGGAGTTTGAAGCCCAACTGGAAGAAGAAGCACGTCTTAATAAAGCTATCGCTGATAATCTGGCGAAGGTGGTTTTATGAGTGAGTGGGTTGTTAAAAACTTAGATGAAGTTGTTGAATACTTCATTGATTATAGAGGAAAAACTCCTGATAAAAAAGATTCAGGTATACCACTCATCACGGCTAAAATTATAAAAGATGGGCGTTTAAACACTGCTACCGAATTTATTTCGGTTGAGGATTATCCACTTTGGATGACCCGCGGCTATCCAGAAGTCAACGATGTTGTTTTAACCACCGAGGCTCCACTGGGTGAAGTTGCATTAATCAAGAATAAAAATATCGCGCTTGCTCAACGAATTATTACCCTTAGAGGGTATAAAAACATCCTTGATAATAAGTTTCTTAAATATTGGTTGCAATCAGAGCAAGGCCAATATGAACTTGAATCACGAGCTTCGGGCACAACTGTATTCGGGATTAAATCATCTGTCCTTAAAAAAATCCCAATATCTCTGCCACCTTATAATGAGCAAGTTGCTATAAGTTCTGTATTGTATTCTATTGATGAAAAAATAGACCTGCTTCATCGTCAGAATAAAACTCTGGAATCTATGGCTGAAACCTTGTTTAGGCAATGGTTTGATGTGGATAGCAATGATGAATGGCAAGAAAAAAATGTCCTAGATATATTCACATTAGTTGGAGGTGGAACGCCAAAAACTTCAGTTGCTGAATATTGGACTGATGAGATACCTTGGATTTCCGGAGGAGATATTTCAGCAGCTCATCAAGGCTATCTGTATAGCACAGAAAAGTCTATAAGCTTAGCGGGACTTCAAAACAGTTCAGCTAAATTGCTGCCTAAAAACTCAACCGTTATAAGTGCTCGTGGTACAGTGGGAAAGTATGCTCTTTTAGCAAGAGATATGGCTTTTAGTCAATCCAATTATGGCATTGTTTCAAAAATTGGAAACTATCCTTTCTTCATATATCTTCTGGTTGGATTTATTGTCGATGATTTGCTGACAGCAGCTTATGGCAGCGTATTTGACACTATTACGACAAGAACTTTCGAGTCTGTAAACTTGAAGTTTCCTTCTTTAAATTCAATTGAGAAATTTAATGAAGAAATATCTCCGATATTTAGTAAGAAAGAGACGAACACTCAGCAAATTAAAACACTAGAAACTCTCCGCGACACCCTGCTTCCCAAACTGATGAGTGGTGAAGTACGAGTTCAGTATGCAGAAGAAAAACTTGAATCTGTAGCATAAATTATTTAAGCGGGTGCACAGCCCGCTCTCAGATAAAGCGACAATAAGGACAGTACGCATGGCAAAGATGACCGAATCCGATATTGAAGTAATGGCGATTGAGCACCTGCAAGGGATGGGCTATGAATATGTTTACGGCCCGGACATTGAACCAAGTGGAATCAATACATTACGTAGCTATCAGCAGGTTATCCTTGAAGATAAGGTGCGTACTGCCCTACAACGCCTGAATCCTCACCTCAGTGAACAAAAGTGTGAGGAAGCCTTGAAACAGATGATGCAGATCAGCACACCTGACCTAATGACAAACAATCTGGCCTTTCATCGCCTGTTGACCGAAGGAATCAATATCGAAGTCAGCAAGGATGGTAATACACAAGGAGAGCTGGCCTGCCTGATCGACTTTAACGATCCCACTAATAATGAATTTCTGGTCATTAATCAGCTCACCATCAAAGAAGGCAACCATACCCGCCGACCGGACCTTATTTTATTCATCAACGGTCTACCATTAGTCGTTATCGAACTTAAAAATGCCGCTGACGAAAATGCTACGGTAACAGGTGCCTATAATCAGATTAAAACCTATCAGAACCAAATCCCCGGTCTGTTTAACTACAATGCTTTTAATGTGATATCTGACGGGCTGGAAGCCAAAGCGGGGACGGTTTCTGCCGATTTCAGTCGTTATATGACGTGGAAAACTGCTAACGGTAAAACGCAAGCCACCAGTACCCAACCACAGCTTGAAGTTTTATTACAGGGGTTGCTTAATCCTGTAACGCTGCTGGATATGATCCGCCACTTTATCGTGTTTGAGGCCAGCAAACATGAAGACAGCAAAGGGATTATCAGTATCCGTACTGTTAAAAAAATGGCAGCTTATCACCAGTACTACGCGGTCAATGCAGCAGTTCTTTCCACTATTCGTGCCTCAGCGGTGAATGCGGACTCCCCCTCTGCCGAAGTGGCACTGCGCCAGCAGGGACGTAACAGTAAAGATCTTGTTAATGCGCAAAAAACCGGAGATCGCAAAGCGGGCGTAGTCTGGCATACTCAGGGTTCCGGTAAATCGCTTTCGATGGTGTTTTATACCGGGAAAATTGTGCTGGCGCTGGATAATCCGACAGTTGTTGTGATCACTGACCGTAACGACTTAGATGATCAGCTGTTCGGTACGTTCTCTTCCGCGACACAGCTACTTCGTCAGACACCAAAACAGGCCGACAACCGGGAAGAACTCAAAGAATATTTGCGCGTAGCCTCTGGTGGTGTGGTGTTTACCACTATTCAAAAATTCCAGCCTGATGATGGCAGCAATATCTATGAGTTGTTGTCAGACAGGACCAATATTGTCGTTATCGCTGATGAAGCCCACCGTTCACAATACGGTTTCAGCGCCAAAGAAGTCGACGTGAAAGACAGCGAAGGCAACGTAACAGGTAAACGTACCGTTTATGGCTTTGCCAAATATATGCGTGATGCCTTGCCCAATGCGACCTATCTTGGCTTTACCGGAACCCCCATAGAAAAAACGGACGTAAACACACCTGCGGTTTTTGGTAACTACGTTGATATCTACGATATCTCACAGGCTGTAGAAGACGGTGCAACCGTGCGTATCTTCTATGAAAGCCGTCTTGCCAAAATTGCCATCAGTGACGAAGGTCGCCAGCTAATTGAAGACTTCGACGATGAGTTTAACGAAGACGAGCTGACGCTTACCCAGAAAGAACGGTCTAAATGGGCCAGAATCGAAGGTTTGATTGGCAGTTCAAAACGTATTAAAGCTATTGCGGCGGATATGGTTCAGCACTTTGAACAGCGCTTAAAATCTAATGCCGATCATGGCAAGGGCATGATTGTCACCATGTCCCGTCGTATTGCTGCTGAACTTTATAAAGAAATCATAGAGTTAAAACCTGAATGGCACAGCGATAATCTAAATGATGGCGTGATTAAAGTCGTCATGACCTCTTCTGCTGCTGACGGACCAGAAATCGCTAAACACCACACCACAAAAAAAGAACGTCAGGTTCTGGCTAATCGTATGAAGGATGACGACGACAAGCTGAAACTGGTGATAGTGCGTGATATGTGGTTAACCGGCTTCGACGCTCCCAGCATGCATACGCTGTATATCGACAAACCAATGAAAGGCCACAACCTCATGCAGGCAATTGCCCGTGTGAACCGTGTGTATAAAGATAAGATAGGCGGTCTGGTTGTTGACTATCTGGGCATTGCCTCTGATTTAAAAGAAGCCCTCTCCTTTTACTCTGATGCAGGTGGACGTGGAGATCCTGCTGAGGTTCAGGAAGAAGCTGTAACGCTCATGCAGGAAAAGCTGGAAATCCTGGAAGGCATGATGCATGGCTACGATTACAAAGCTTACTTTGCCGCAACTACTTCACAACGCCTGACAATTATTCTTGAATCAGAAAACCATATTTTAGGGCTGGATAACGGTAAAGGTAAAATGCGTTTCCTGGCTGCGGTTGCAGCCTTGTCGCAGGCATTTGCATTGGCGACACCGCACGATAAAGCAATGGAAGCGGCACCCGAAGTAGCATTCTTCCAGGCCGTAAAAGCCAGACTGAATAAATTTACTGAAAACTCAGCCGGATCAGAAGAAGAACACAATGACAGTCTGGAAGTTCGGGTAAAACAGACTATCGATCAGGCTCTGGTTACCGATAAAGTTGTTGATATTTTTGACGCTGCTGGGATACAAAAGCCAGATATTTCCGTTCTTTCTGAAGAATTCCTTCAGGAAATGAAGGATTACCAACACAAAAATATTGCTTTGGAAACGCTTAAAAAACTGCTTTCTGACGAGATTAAGGTTCGCTCGAATCAAAGTATCACCCAAGGCAAAAAACTGATTGATATGCTGACCTCTGCAATCAATGGCTACCAGAACAAGGTACTGACCGCAGCGGAGGTAATTGATGAGCTAATCAAGCTTGCCAAGACTATCCAGGAATCTGACAGCCTTGCCAGCCAGTTAAACCTCAGCGCTTATGAATATGCCTTCTATTCTGCTGTTGCAGATAACGACAGTGCTCGCGAGTTAATGGAAAAGGAAAAACTACGAGAACTGGCAGTCGTACTTACAGAGGCTATCCGCAACAATGTCAGTCTTGACTGGACAGTGAAAGAAGCAGCAAGAGCAAAAATTCGCGTGGTGGTAAAACGTCTGCTCAAAAAATATGGTTATCCACCCGATATGTCCTTGCTCGCCACAGAGACCATTTTGAAGCAGGCTGAACTTTTAGCTGGAGAATTAGGAAAATTATTCCCCTAGATTATTAACATACAAACTATTTTAAGTTATACAGGAGAAGCTAATGGATAGCAGGCCATATCTTAAAACAGTACTATATATACTATCACTATGGCTTCTATTTTTATCATTATTAATTATGTCCTACGATAAGGTTTTGATAAAAAATGTGTGGGACTATATTTTTACTGAAAACTTTACTTTCTCAATCTCGTCATTGAAAGTGAGAAATATCGTTTTCATAGTTAGTTTGATTTTCATTTTTATTGGTGCAATTATTTTAATAGTCCTTGCAAATAGCTTTGGTTCGGGTTGGTCTGTTGCATGCACTGTCTCGGATATTAGCAATGAAAACCATGAACATTTAGAGTTTTTAACCACTTATATAATGCCCTTAGTTTTCACTGATGTCGATAGTAAGAGAACTGTATTAAATTTAGGGTTGATGATATTTGTAATCGGCGCAATATACGTAAAGACAAACCGGTTTTATTCTAACCCATCACTTGCAATACTCGGATTCAGAATATACAAAGCTAATGTTCATGACCGTGGAGTGAAAAAATGCACAGTAATCTGCCGCAGTGTTCTAAAGAGTACAGATAATATAAAGTATATAAAAATCGACGATGAAACTTATTTGGCTAAAATAGTGTAGAGGTCATGACATGTTCACTAACATTGAAAATATTTTAAAATCGAAACGCATCTCTGGTGAAGCTTTTTTTGTTGCTGATGTTCAAGGTACGATAGATATATTTAAGGTTAACCTTGAACCTGATGCTGAAAAAGATCTGACCACTTCATTTTCTAAAAGCTTAATCAATAATATTATTGAACCTAACAGAGGTAAAGTGGCAGTTCCACTTGTATCCACTTTATTAGAAAGAGATAAGCAAGTTTTCGAATATGATCACTTAACAATTAATCACCTCCCAATTGAATTTACTAAAATGAACAACGTGCTAAATTTCGGTGTCAATGGGAATGCAACACAGTTTGATTTTGCAACACAAAGCCTCACATCGGTAAAAGCCGTAATTTACCACCTTTGTGATGGTAATGGAAACAGCGTAGTCATTTACCAACATAAATATCCTGTTTCTCTACATAAGAAAACAAAAAAATCTTTCTTGAGTCTAAATGGCAGAACCTTAGATAAGATCACTCATGACAGTATTGATATAAATGACACTATTGACTTCTTCTTTTTTCAGAATAAGTACTATGCGCTAAACATTAAGCTTCTTGAAAGAATGTATGGATTAGAAAGTGTAATAGATAATCTTGCAAATAACTCAACGCCATTAATAATAAACCTTGGAATTGTTAATACACAAGGTATGCCAGTGCCACTAGATATTTTCAAGGATATGTATAAAGACAGAGCATTTATGCGTAGACTTGCTATGGTTTCAAAAGGGAACTTAGTAAAAACGGGAGTTTCAGTCCCTCAAATACAACAAGTTATGCAAAAATTCCCTGTATTTCAACGGAATATTGATCTAACAGGAGGATTAATAAACCTTAATACTAAAGATCAAAAGAGATATTTTATCCGACTTCTAAATAATGAAGCATCTTTTGCAGCACTTGATAACTCGCCCTTCCTGGCTGTTGAAAAAGACTCCGCTGCATAAATTTTAAATGAGCATCCTCAAGCCGAATAACTTAAAGGATGCTCTTCCAATTTTAATAAGCATTATCAACAGCAAAAAACCTCATAAAAAACACTACTCATTTAATTTCCAATATCAATAAGAACACGAATAATCACCATTATATTACTTGATCTTTTATATATCCTATAGCATAACTTTCCAAAGTATTAATATCTTAGCCTCTAATTATGTTCTTTATGCAGGTCAGCTCCCATCTGCAATATTCTTCCATACATTTAAAATATCTTTTTACTTACTTAAATAATCCAAACACAAACCAAAACATAGATAAATAATCTTATAAAAATAATTAATCCACATCACATAGGATAACCTTATCGGCCCATGTTCCATTAAGCTAAGAATAACCTCAAACAAACCAAATTAGATACATCCTTAATAAAACAAAAATAAATTTGAATACCGTAAAATCTGGTGTTATTAATATCTTGAAAACAACAGAAAGGAGATAAAAAAATGAAACCAAACGAAAGTAATAAAAATAACCTCTTCCGTGTAAAGTCAAAAAATGGTGTCCTTCGTTGCCTTAAGGCTGGCGTGGATATAAATATCTGTAATGACAAAGGTCAAACTGCTCTTTTTACCTGTAATGTACCCGAAGCTATACAGGCAATGATTGACGCTGACATTGACATTCACCACTTAGACAATGACGGAAACAATGCATTGTTTTATGCTCAAAATATAGAGACGGTGGAACTTCTTGTCAGCAATGGAATTAATGTAAACCACAGAAACAAGTCAGGCACCCTTGCCATACAGCATATTAATGTTTCACCTGGGTTAATAAAATATCTTATCAAAGCAGGACTAGATATCCATGCCAAAGATAGCTATGGCAATTCCTTTCTTTTCATTCCATTTGAAGGATATGTGTACGATGCACTAATTGAGGCTGGTTGCGACATTAATCATAAAAATATAAGTGGACAGACAGCATTCGATCACTGGCAGTCAGAAAATAATAGCATAGCTGGTAAATATACGCACTGGGAATCTAAAAATGATAACTACATGCGCTTCCTTATCCGTAATATTCACCTTACAAACAGTTCAAAAATTGTATTCAAGAACATTACATTTAAATCAATTGAGCTGTTGTCATTGCTTATAAAACAAAAAAATGAATTTGAGATAAGTGATAAATGTATCATAACACCAACAAATGCCGACGCTAAAAAATTAATTTTACAACTAAAGAAGCTGACAGACATTAGTCATGTTTGGTTTTACATAAGCAGTACATATCTACTGACGCACTATGCAGGAAGACTGCTAATTAAATGGTTAATACGTAATGATATAAAAGTTGATATAGAATCGCTAAAAGAACGCTACTTCTATGAAGAAATCCTCCAGGAAAAATCACAGAGAGAGCAAAAGGTTTTACGAACAACGCTTCAACCAGTTACCTATAAAGCAATTACAAAAAAAGATTATGAATTGAATCTGCCTGAACACTCTCCCCTTGGCTTTAACCTTTAGTTAGATAGCCAAGGGGCGCTAACATCATTAATTTAATACAAAGCCCCACACTGCACCTTAGCACTTTGATAAATTTATTTTTTAAAACACCCTCATCGCCAATTCATACAATATCAATCACTACTCTCAAACCAAATCAATCAAATAAAACACAGCACTTTTTGATAAAATAATATAACAATGAAAAACAACACCTTATATGAAATATAATAAAAATATAACTATTTAATTAAATAAATATAAAAATATATTTGCATTTTGTTTATTTAATAATATATATTTCCTTTGTTAATTAAATAAAGGAGAACTAAAATGAATAAAACAAACTATCCAAGCCTGACTAACTATCTCGCCAAAACAAAAAAGAACGCAGATCTTTATAGATTATATAATCCACAATTTTCACTTTTCTGCAAAAGTGACACTCAGGAGCAAAGATTTTATTTCGATTATTTCTCAAGACATATGGTCTCGAAGAGAAATATTTTAACCGTATTCTCTATCTATACATTCACCTCTTATAACATGAACAAAAAAGAGACAATAAAAAATTTCATTCGATTTCTCAAAACGACGAATGAAAGTACATTCCATAATGCTTTTTCATTTCGCGGTGGTAACATTTTGTATGTAAGCAACAAAAACATGTTGAAAGAGATCTCATGGTTTTCACTCGCTCGAATTTACGAAGACATTAAAAAAATAAAGGAATATAAAACCAACCATGACAACTATATCAGATTAGTCGCTTAA